GAATTTCCTTCCTTACAAGGTGCTAATGATAAGACAGAAAAACTTGTAGATCTAAATAAACAGTTAAACGAGGCTGTTGCAAAAGGAAATGCACTTAGACAATTAGAACTTAAGAGAGAAGTAGAATTAGAGAAGCTTCAAAGTAAATTCGATAAGAAAAAGACAGGTAAAAAAGGAGAAGAGATATTATCAGCAAAAGATCAGCAAGATTTTGAAAACCAACAAAAAGCTATTGATTTGAAATTTGAGCAAGATAAGGTTGCTTTAGAAGAAAAAGAATTAGCTACAAAAAATAGCATACTTAATGAATTAGGTCTTATGTCAGACAAAGACTACGAAAGAGAACAGATAGCAGCAAGAGCTAGAGAGATACATAGAGAAACAAAAGGTATAATAGATGGTCAATCACTTTCTGTTGAAGAACTAACTGACAAATTAACTGATGCTACACAAAAAACTTTTAGTTTTAAAGAAAGCTTTGAAGACCTTCATGCCAGTGCAACAGATTTAGAAACTAATATTGGAGAGCGTTTAATTACAGGTATAGATAGCATGGGAGATGCGTTTGCAGATCTAGTAGTTGATGGTAAGGCTAGTTTTGCAGAGCTTACACTTTCAATCATTAAAGATTTACAGAAGATGATTATAAAAGCATTATTCTTTAAAGCAATTATGGGTGTTAAAAACTTCTTAGGATTTGGAGATGGTGGAGTAGTTAGTGGAGGAAATGAAATCCAGAACGTGACGGCTGTTGCAGCAAAAGGTCAAGTATTAGCTAAGAACAAAATCGTTCCCTATGCCTATGGGGGCATAGTGTCCCGTCCAACTCTTTTCCCAATGGCTGATGGGGCAGGACTTATGGGCGAAGCTGGCCCAGAAGCGATTATGCCATTGACTAGAAATAGGCAAGGTAAGCTTGGAGTTGAAACAACTGGTGCAACAAGTAATAATGTTGTTAATGTTTCTGTAAATGCTTCTGGTACAAAAGCCGAAGGAAACAATACAAAAGCCAATCAGTTAGGTAAAATGATTGGTCATGCAATTCAAGCAGAACTTGTAAAAGCTAAAATGCCCGGAGGTGTTCTTTACGAATAATGGCTACTTTTAACACTGCAACTGTCGGCTCTGATGTCGCACCAAGTTATTCTCCAAGACTAGAAATAGAGAATGACATTATAGAAGTAAAGCTTGGGGATGGATATGCTCAACGCTTAAGATCTGGACTAAACTCAACTAAAAGAAAATATACTCTTAGTTTTGAAAATAGAGACAAAACAACAACAGACAATATCCTTGCTTTTTTAGCTGATCCACTAAAAGGTGATGGTGGTGCAAAAGCATTTACTTATACTCCTCCTTATGGAGTAAGTGGTAAATTTACTTGTGCTAATCCTTCGGTAACTGTAGTGTCAGCAGGCTTATATGACATTTCATTAGTATTTCAAGAAGTTTTTGAAGTATGACAATACCTATTTCAGAATTACAGCAAACAAATCCATCAGCAATTATAGATTTATTTGAGTTAGAACTTGTTGAGGGTTTACATTATCCTACTGGAAACCCTGATAATGTTGAAACTATTTACAGATGGCATAGTGGTGTAGCTCAGAACTCGCAGGGACAATTAATTTTTAACGGTAATACTTACAGTCAAATGCCTATAGAGGCAGAAGGTTTTGATTTTAAAGGTTCTAGTCAAAAATCAAGCCTGCCACGACCTACTTTAAGGATCAGTAATTTACTATCAACTGTTTCATCAATTTTGGCTGATGTAAATAGTATTACTCCTAATAATGATTTAATCGGGGCAAAAGTTACTAAATTTAGAACAATGGCTAAATTTATATCTGCAAGTAACTTTGCTGGGGAAACAATAACTTATATTGTGACTGTTCAAAATGTTGGAGGAGCAAATTATTTTTATCTAAATGGTGTTAAAAATCCAACCTTGAGTTTAGTTGAGGGTAATACATATAGATTTGTACAATCGGATTCAACTAATACAAATCATCCTTTAATTTTAAAAGATTCAACTGGAACTCAATTAAATATAAGAGATAATGTTCTAAGCACTGGAACTGCTGGTACTAATCTTGTTGTTACATATCAAATTTTAACTACAAACTACGCTGCAAAATATTCATGTTCTGTTCATGGAGATAGTATGGGAAATACAATAAGTGTTTCTTCAGCACCAAGTAATCCACATGAAAATCCTAATGCAAGATTTGAAGATGTTATTTTTGAGATTGATAGGAAGTCAGGGGAGAATAAAGATATTGTTGAATTTGAACTTGCAGCACCGATAGATTTACCATCATATAAGATTCCACGAAGGCAGTGCCTACCTAGAGAATTTCCGGGGATTGGTTCTTTTCATGCTTGATTGGAAAGTTAATGCAGAAGAACACGCACAACAAAGTTCGCCAGAAGAAGCTTGCGGTTTAGTATATGTACATAAAGGAAAAACAAAATATAAAGCTTGCGAAAATATATCAGTCAGTCCTAGACATACATTTATTATTAAACCAAAAGATTATGCAGATGTTGCTGATATAGGAACAATAGTTGGAGTGTTTCACTCTCATCCTTTTGAAGAGCCATATCCTTCTTCAGCAGATAAATCTGTATGTGAAAAATATAAAATGCCTTGGTATATATATTCAGTTGCTTTTAATAAATGGCATAGTTTTAAGCCAAGTGGCTATAAAGCACCTCTAGTTGGTCGAGAATATGTTTTTGGAATACATGACTGTTGGAGTTTAATGAGAGATTATTTTGAAACAATTAATATAAAATTACGAGATTAGGAAAGACCTATAAATCCAAAAGATTTTTCTGATAATCCATATTTTGAAAGATGTTTTGTAGATACAGGCTTTAGAGAGTTAGAACCTTCAGAAAACTTGCAAGTTAATGACTGCTTACTTTTTTCATTAAACAGTACAGGTTTAAACCATATAGGTGTACTATTACAAAATCAAATGATTTTGCATCATATTGAAGGTAGACTAAGTTCAAGAGATTTCTATGGAGAGTGGCTCATGAAATGTACTGGCAAGAGGATACGTTATGTTAAATAAGATAAAACTATATGGTGAATTAGTAGACATCTGTGATGGTAACGATGTTTTTGAAGCAGTATTAAATAGCCCTATAGATGCTATTAGGTTTTTAATGGCAAATTATCAAGGAATAGAATCTCATATTTCGCAAAATAATTATCAAGTATATTGTGGTGAGACTTGTATAGGACAAGACGAGTTAACTTTTACAAATAATAATTGCGATATTAAAATCATTCCTGTAATTAGTGGTTCTGGTAATGTCGGTAGAATGATCGCTGGTGTTGCCTTAATAGGTGCTGCTGTTTTTACTGGAGGTACAAGTTTAACTTTTGGATTAAGTGGATTTGCCGGTGGTGCTGGAATAAGTGCAATGGCTGGAAATATTGGAGTATTAATGTTATTAACTGGGGTTGCTGGTTTGCTAACTCCTGTGCCAGAAGTCCCACCAGAAGAAGAAGATCCAACTAAATCATTTAGTTTTAGTGGAATACAACAAACTGGTCGTGCAGGAGTAGCAGTCCCAATCTGTTATGGACATGTGCTGACTGGCTCTATTCCAATTTCAGCAAAAATTACAACTACTGACATTGAGGCATAATGACTAGAGATCTCATACAAGGCTCTGGAGGGGGCGGTTGCTTTATAGGTGATACACATGTATCTGTCCCAAAAGGCTATAAAAAAATAAAAGACATTAGAAAAGGAGATATTGTTCTTAGCTTTGATGACAAAGGTGTAATTCACGAATCAAAAGTTATAGAGGTTTTTATTCATGAAAATGAAGAAGTTTGGGAATATAACTTTTGGGGTGGTTTTTCTTTCCTTGCTACTCCAAACCATTGGATTTTAAATCAGTTCAATGCTTTTGTTGGAGTTGGAACTCTTGAAAAAGACGACTGTGCAGTTAATCAAAATAATCATTTAGTTCCATTTAATTCAAAGAAAAAAATTGGATTAAAAACTGTTTACAACTTAAATGTTGAAAACAAACATACTTTTATAGCTAATAATATTCGTGTACATAATGCTGGATTAGGGTTAGGAATAAGAGGTGCTGGCGGTGGTGGTGGAAACAAAGGCGGTGGTGGTAGGACACCAACTACAGCTAAAGATTCTTTAAATAGTAGAAGTTTTGCAAGAATCTTGGACCTTTTATCTGAAGGAGAAATAGAAGGGCTACATGATCCCGGTGGTTTTGCTGATAGTTATTTGCAGTCAATATTTGTCAATAATACACCTCTGAAAAACTCAGATGGTACAAATAACTTTCTGGATGTCGAGGTACAACGTGTTAACGGCACATCTATTCAACCGGTTCTTAATGGATTTAATACAACATCTACAGCTAAGGGAGTTGGTATAACATGTTTTAAAAATGCTCCGGTAAGTTTTACAATTACAGATCCAACTGTTACAAGCGTAATCATAGATATAAGATTTGCAGCCTTACAAAAAGTCAATAAAGATGGCGATACTTTAGGAAGTCAAGTAGATATTAAATTCTCAAAACAAGTCAGTGGTTCTAGCATGCAAGACTTGAGCATAAATGGAAGCACTACACAAACTGTAAAAGGAAGAACTGGCGATGCTTATACAAAACAATATTCTTTTGATATATCAGGAAATAGTTTTCCAGTGACTTTCCAAGTCTCTCGTTTAACTGATGATGATTCAACTATAAATGCAAATAGCTCAGATGAATTGATAAATCATACAAGTGGTTTTGTAGTTGCCTCTTATCAAATGATTAAAAATTTTGATAATCCTATTTCTGGCACATACTCCCAATCAGGGAATACAATTACTGTAAATACTAATGAAGCTCATACAAAAATAGCAGGAGATAGCTTAGGATTTGATTTTCTAAGCGATGGTACTAATAATCAATTTGGCTTTAGTGGAAATAATCAGACTAGAAATAATTCATATACAGGACCTTCCAATGGTAATTTCACAGTAGCTACAGTTATTAGCTCTAATGCTTTTACAGTTCAACATACTGAATCAAAAACTGTTGTTAATGGTTCTTGTACTTTTAGTAGAGTTTTAAATTATCCAAACTCAGCATTAGTAGGATTAAAAATTGATGCAGAGCAATTTAATTCAATTCCAAAGAGAGCCTATTTAATAAATGGAATCAAGGTAAGAATACCAGCAGCAAACTCAACCGGTACACCGGTAGTAGTAAGAAATGCGAGTCAAGCTGCAAGCTTGGGAATTGCTAATGCTAACCAAATTAAAAGTTTTGGTTTTATCTATTATCCAAGTGGATTTATTTTTAATGGTCAACTTACAGCAGCACAATATACAAATGATCCTGCCTTTTGCTTGTTAGATCTTTTAACTTCAGAAAGATATGGGACTGGTCAGTTTATAAAATTATCAAATTTAGATGTATATTCTTTTTATGCAATTAGTAAATATAGTTCAGAATTAGTTACTTTTAAAGATCGAAGAAATACTGGACAAGTAGAAACAATAAAAGAACCACGTTTTTCACTTAATTGCGTATTAAGAAAAAGACAAGATGCTTTTAAGGTTATAAATTCTCTTTGTTCTGTATTTCGTGGGATGCCACTTTATACTGCTGGATCTATCAGTTTAATACAAGATAAAAATGGTTTAGACCCATCTTTCCTGTTTAATAAAACAAACGTCACTAAAGAAGGATTTAATTACTCTGGTGCATCACGAAAGACTCGTGCAAATGTAGCTGTAGTAAAATACTTTGATAATGAATTAAGAGATTCAGCTTATGAAGAAGTTATAGATCAAGATGAGATTAATAAGTATGGTGCAATTTCTAAGAATATTGATAGTTTTGGGGTAACATCGAGGACTCAAGCTAGAAGACTTGGAAAATGGTTTCTAACGACACTTGCTACTGAAACAGAAACAGTTAGTTTTACCACAACATTAGAAGCAGGAGCATTATGCAGGCCGGGAATGTTGATTGAAATACAAGATGAAGTTAAAAGTGGTGTTAGGCGAGCAGGAAAAATATTTAATTTACAAACAGTAGGTGGAAATCATGTTATAACAACTGACCAAAGTAACTTGCCAAACTTAAGCGGAAGTTTAAGTGTGATTATGCCAAACGGACAAGTTAGTAAAAAAACAGTTCAGTCTATTGATGTTGTTAATAAAAAAATAACAATAAATGGTAAATTTCAAATAAAAATAAATGATTCAAATGGTAATTCACCATTTTTAGAATCTTTACAAGAGAATCCTGATTATATTCCTACGTTTCAAGACACTAATCCTAATCTAGGAAGTACATGGGTCCTAGAGACTACTGGTACTTCTAACCAGACAATTCTTTCAGAACAGTTTAAAGTTGTTTCAGTAGAAGAAGGAGATGATTACACATTTAGCATTTCAGCCGTTTCTCATAATGAATCAAAATATGCTGCTGTTGAACAATTAGAGACTTTAGTTCATCGAGATATAACTAATTTAGATGAAACCCCATCAGCACCAGAAAGGTTTGCAGTAGCTAGTTTATCTGATGGAACTACTGTAAATTATCCCATTGAATCTCTTTATAAATATAGAGATCAGATCAAAGTAAGAGTCATTGTGCAATGGAAACCTGTAGATGGTATTAGTAAATATGAGCTTATATATAATCAAGATAATAAAAGTGAAATAGTTGTTCAAACTCAAAGTCCAAGTTTTGATATTGACGATGTAAATGTTAATACAGCCACAAGTTCAATTTTTAATTTTCAAGTAAGAAGTGTAAGTGCGTCAGGTAAAAAGTCAGCAGATACTTTATCAACATCGTTAACAGTACAAGGTAAAAATACACTTCCAAGTCAAGTTAATTCTGATTTTTCTGGAGAAATAGATTCAAATTTAGGAATCAGGTTATCATGGACTCCATTAGAAGCTGTGCCACCAAGTTTTAGTGATCTTGATATAAGAGGCTACATAATCAAAGAAGGCAGTAATTACAATACTGGAACTTTAATTGGAGAATTTGATACAACTAATATTCTCGTGCCGACTTTGCCTAGTAAAACTGACAGTGCAAAAGTTTACTCAATAAAAGCTGTAGATTCAGATGGGAATGTAAGTGCAAATGCTAGAACAGCATCAGTCGCAATTAATAATCCACCTACTGTAGATATAAATTCTATTACGCACGAATATAAAGATGATAATTTAATACTTAATTGGACAGAACCAGCAGTAGGAACTGG